CAGATGCAAACCAACTTGGATTTATTGTTGATTATAGTGAAACTGTAACTCCAATTATAGGAAGAGTAAAACCAAATAATTTTTATTTGCAAAAAAGAGGATCTGGATTTAACTCGGATACTGATGTTGTCATTTCTAAAGGAAGATTGGCAGATGGAACGTCTTCATACAATTCCATATTTGGTCTATCTTACTTCGATCCAGAGTTCTATACTAGGATTCTTCTTGAGAATAAACCTGTTGAGACTGGTTCCTTTACTCAAGGAAAATATATATTTGGATTGGATAGTGGAGCTTATGGTGTTGTAGAAGGTCCAGCAAATGGAGTTTATTCGACAAATAATATTCTGTTTGTGAAAACTTTATCTGGAAGATTCTCCTCTGGTGAGACAATTAGAGATGAACTAGGAAATACAGCAAAAATTGCAACTGAAAATACTGTTTCACATTTTATTGTTCAAAATAGAGGTCTTGGATATGCAGATGGAGCAAAATTACTAATCAATGGTGTAGAATATGATCCATCTGTAATTGAGCTTTCTCGTGCTGGTGACGGAAGAATTTACAAGGTCACTATAAACAACAGAAGTGCATTCAGAAATGAGTATGCTCAACCTCCAGCTGTTACTGTATTAAATCCCGCAGGAACTGCCGAACCAGCATCTGCAGCTGTAGTGATTCCTGTTTTGTTCAGAAATACAGTTACAACATACAACCCACAAAATGTAAAATCAGTTAGCTGCCAATATGGATCTGGTAATGCAAATACTTTTACTGCGGATATCGTAGTTGATGATCAAGCATATGCTGAGATTAAATCAGTAACAGAATTTACATTCTTTGGTTCGCAAGGTTATAAGTTTATTGAATCAACTAGTTTTAATGCCGATGCAACCACTTTATTGCAGCAAGGAGATATTGTTCAATTCTCTGATGTTGATAATAATTTAGTTAGAGCATCTGTGCAGTATGCTACTACAAGAGAAGGAACATATAAGACAAGAGTTTATCTTGACACCGCACTTCCAGGAGATGTAACAAATACTAGTATTGTAAGACTACGACCAAGGGTACAAAATTCAAACTCTGGATCGTTGATCTTCCCAACTGGAAGCAAGCAAATTAAGCAAATTTCTGCTGGATCAGAAGACACTAAGATTAAATATTTCTTCAGAAGAGATTTTGTTACAACTGCATCAACATCTGGAGGAACTATTACATTTGCTGCACAATTAGCATTTGGAACTCAAAGATTTGTTTCATTCTCAGAATCAAATTATATCATTACAGTATTAGATCCAGGAGATGCTCCAAATATTGAAATTGGCGATATTGTTTATGTAGAAAGTGATGCCGTTACAATTTCATCTTCTACAGATACAGCAAGTGGATTGACATCTGGTTCAATTAGTCTTGAGCTTCCATCGGATTATTTTGGAGTTATTCCAAATAATGGAACGTTCCCCAAATTAAAACTAACTGCTACTTTAGAAGTTACAAAAGCAAAACCAAGATTAAAAACAGCGATCAAAAATAAGAGAATTGTTGTTTCATCTTCAGGTGACAGAGTAGTTCCATTCAGAGGAACTGATTATGACAGTGAGATTGTGGAAATTCTTTCATATTCAGATGCATATAAACTAAGATATGTTTATGAAGGAACTAGCGCACAACCACCAGAAATTGATACAGCTGGTAATCTTATTACTGGAACAGATGTAACTGATAGATTTACTTTCGATAATGGTCAAAGAGATACTGTCTATGACGTATCTAGAATTGTTTTAAAACCAGGATATGCTCCAACGGCAGGACAATTAGTAATTGCTTTTGATTACTTTGAACAATCACAGGGAGACTTCTGTGTAATTGATAGTTATTTACATGAAGCTGGAGTAACAGAAGATGAAATTCCTACTTTTAACTCAACCGTTCATGGTATTGTAAATCTAAAAAATGTTATTGATTTCAGACCAAAAGTTGATAGCAACAAAATTATTGCTGGATTCCAAGATACATCCTCTCTTTCGCAAGCGAATGGTAATTTCTCTGGTCCAGGATCAGTTGTTGCCAGCTCGCCAGCATCGGATAGTAATTTAGAATACACAATTTCTTTTAGTCAGATTCAATATCTCGATAGAATAGATGGAGTCTTCCTTAACAAGAGAGGAGAATTTATCGTAAAAGAAGGAAATTCATCACTAAATCCAACAAAACCAGATTTAATTGACGATGCCATTCCTTTGTTCTATGTTTATATTCCAGCATTTACATTAAGCAGTAAAGATGTAAGAGTAACTCCAGTAGATAATCGTAGATATACGATGAGAGATATTGGAAAACTTGAGAAGCGTATTGAACGCCTTGAGTATTATACTTCTCTAAGCATTTTGGAGCAACAAGCTTTGAATATGCAAGTAAAAGATGATATTGGATTTGATAGATTCAAATCTGGATTTTTTGTTGATAACTTTGAATCACATAGAACTGGTAATCTAACATCATTAGACTATCAGTGTGCCATTGATAGCCAACAATCAGTTCTTCGTCCTCAATCAAAAGAAAACTCTTTTGCTTTAAAGGAAGTGAATGTTAGAGAAGATCAAAGAGTAGTTTCTGGATATAAAAAGTCTGGAGATATCGTTACTCTTCCATATAGCAACCTAGAACTACTGGGCAATAATTTTGCATCAAAGACACTCAACCCAAATCCATTTGTTGTTCTTCAATATGTTGGGGATGCACAAATTTCTCCAAATATTGATCAGTGGTATGATGATAGCATTGAACCAGTAGTTGTAGATACAAATACAGATCTTTATAAGATTTTCATTGCAAAAGATAATGTCAAGGAAAGTCTGTCAAGTATCCACAATTCTTTTGTGGTTAATTGGATCGGTTCAAATTCATCTTTTAGTAGTATTAATTCTCTTGGCGAAAATGTTACAGAAAAATCTACATCTTCTGTTGATTTAGCATCTGTTTCTAGTTCTTCTAACATCAGTCCTCAGAATAATGAGGTAGGAAAAGGAATTCAAACAAAGACTGTTCGCGGAAATTCAGTTTCAACCGCTCTTCAGTTTTTTGCAAGAAGTGTTCCTATTAAGTTTGTTGTTAGAAGATTAAAGCCAAACACAAATATTTCCATTTTCTTAGAGGGAAGAAATATTAATCGTTGGGTAAATCCAGATCTCAGATTTACTGGAATAGCTGGCAATTCATTGTCGGCATTCAATGGTTCTGTTACAACTGATGAAAATGGAAATGCAAGCGGATTGATTCTTTTGCCTGCTGGTCTTCCACCAAGAGAGAATGCCATTTGGACTGGTGATGTTGATACGGTAGATTATGACACTTCTGCAGAAGAAATTAGAGTTACTACTGGTGTGAAAACTTTCAGATTTACATCAAGTTCTGTAGATGAAGATAAACTTACAGTAGATACTTACGCCGAAGTTAAATATTATGCAACTGGAATTCTTCCAGAAAATCCATCTGGAATTGTTTCGACAAAACCATCATTCTTTAAAGCAAACGAAGGTGTTCAGTTTGTCGATAGCAATACAGACAATCCAGTAAGACCAAATCCATTGGCTCAGACATTTAAGATTGAGAACTATGAAGGTGGTTTATTTGTTACTGGTGTTGATCTTTTCTTTAGTAAGAAGAGTTCTAAGATTCCAGTAAAAGTTTATCTAACTAATGTAGATTCTGATAAACCAGGAAAGAATATTATCCCAGGAACAGAAAAGACATTATCTCCATTTACACTTCTAAAGTGTTTTACTAATGGGAATGTTTCTGTAACAAAAGGAGAGTTTGTAACTGGAGCAAGTTCTGCTTCAAGTGGTCCTATTGAAAAAATTATTGATAAGAATGGCATCGAATTAGTTCCATCATCAACTGGAAGATATTCTTTGACAAATGAGCAGGTATATACCCTAGTTCTCTCAAATCACAATGGACGCTCTTTTAGACCAAATGAAGATCTTATTATTCCATCTGTAACTTCAGCGAATGCTTCCAATGGTTCTCAGTTAAAACTAACTATAGCAAAAGATAGTGGTAAGGTTTCTGGTATTAGGGTAAAAAATCCAGGACAAAATTACGATAGCGCAGTTTTAACTATTGAAAGTCCCCAATTACCTGGCGGATCTGTTGCTAGTGCTCGTGTAGAAATTTCAGATGGAAAGATCTACAACGCCGAAATTTCGCTAAATGGTTTTGGATATACTGAGCCACCTTCAGTTGTCATCAGAGGCATCGGAAATGGCGCTGGAGGGTGTGAATTGGAAACTTTTGTAGAGATTGACACACCCGCTGTTAGAA